CTGGTAGGACTCGGCCTGTGCGAGCGCCGTCTGGGCAATCGTTACCGCGTTCTCGAGCCCGACCGGACTGCAGTCGAACTCGGCATACACGGTAAAGGGGGTGGCACCACGCATCTGCCGGAAGGTGTTCGCCGCTAGGGGGAGTGGTGGTGGCGGTGGGGAGGAACCCGCGCCACCGGTAACGGCGATGCACTCATCATACGTGGTGCCACCCCCGATGAGGCACCGGGTCTCGTAGGTAATCCCGTTCTGCCAGTGGGCGTCACCCGTGCCCGCGCCTCGATCCTCGACGACCGACAGGAGACCAAAGGGGAGAGGAGTGAACCTAGGCGGATCGACGATCGCCCGTGGGGTGGGCACCTAGGTTCACCTCCTGCTCTCCTGGTAGTGGCAGCTCCTCACTCCCGACCTACAGGTTGTCGCCGGAGACGCCCGGAGCGGTCTGGCCGGTGAGGCCGTTGACGTGGATCACGGTGGTGTAGAGCCGGGACTCGTTCCCGACCCGGGCCACCAGGTGGCACTCCTCCGACCAGGCCGCCGTGAAGTCGTTCTCGGCGTTCAGGACGGAGTCCCTCGTCACCCCGAGGTCTAGGCTCAGGCCGTTACCCAGGACGAACGTCCCGGCGGCGTAGAGCATGAACTGGACGGAGGTCGGCCACGCGGTGATGGCGGACGTGAAGCCCGGCTGCCCGGACCCACGGTGCTGCCAGTCGCCCACCCACTGCGGCCGGACCTTACGGTCGAGGAAGTAGCCGTTGATCTGCGCGTCGGAGACCGAGATCAGGTCGACGCCCGCGCGGTGCGCCAGGTCGGACCGGATGGCACCTCGCACCCACATGGGCAGGACGAGCTCGAGGACCGAGGCATCGTTCATGCCGTAGCGCGACCGGTAGTCGGTCGCCGCCAGCTCGGCCGCGCCCAGGACCTGGTTGGTCACCGGCGAGTTGGCGTCACCGGCGAACTCGCCGCCCGAGACCGCCGCCGAGCTCTGGGCGACCATGCTCTGCAGGATGCGCGAGTTCATGGCGTGTCCGTGGGCCGCCAGGAGCAGACCCAGCTGGTGGCGCGTGGCCTCGGGGTAGGCGTCGTTGGTGAGGTTACCGGCGGTGAGGCAGATGCCGTAGCACTCGAGCCGGACCTCGTTGAACGTGGGGCACGGGACCCTCACGCACGGCTTGTTCGGGCCGCCGGTGACGGTCGCGATGTCGTCGGCCTCCGTCCACAGCCACGGGTTGGTGGCGTTGGTGAAGGCGCCCGAGTAGACGTCGCCGAGGTGTGGGCTGACCGGGAACTTGATGCCACCTCGACTGATGCCCACCGTCGGCAGGTCGACCAGCCCGTCCGCCGCGTCGGCCACGTTGAAGAAGCCGTACAGGACCTCGGAGGGGGCGCACCAGCCGCCGCCCGCCAGCAGGGCGTCCACGGCCTCGGGACGACGTAGGTGCCGGAGGAGTTCGTCGATCGTCGCCGGTGAGGTCCGGTCGTCGACCTCGTGCTCGTAGGTGTGGCGGATGCTTGCCACCAGCTCCTCGCGCGGGCTGCCGTTGGTGACCGGCATGCCGCGGGCCCGCCGGTGGAAGGCGCCGACCAGGTCGTCCAGCGTTGGCAGGGCGGCACCCCGGGCGATGCCTGGGATGTCCACGCCCGCCTGGACGGTCAGCTCGCCGCCGGGGATCGCCGGACGCGGTGCCATCTGCGCCGCCGCCGCGAGCGACTGGCTGGCGCGTCGCTGGATCTCGCCGACGGAGGCACTGCGCTCGCCGAGGACGGCGACCAGTGCGGCGGCCATGCCCCGTGCGGTCGCCTCGGCGATCTGCTCGCTGTTGACACCGGCTCCGCCGTCGCCGTTGGTCGGGACGGTGGCCGCGGGAGCCCCGGGTTCGCCGGTCAACCTGGCGGCGAGGGCCTGCCGGGTCTGGGCCTCGGCGGCCTGGCGACGAACCTCTTCGGCCGACTCGCGCTCGGCGCGGGTCTGGAGCTCGATGCGGATCCGCTCGATGCCCTCCGTGAGGTTCAGCATGTACTGGAGGTACTCGCTCTGGAACGCCTCTCCCTCCAGCGAGTTGAGCCGCTGGAACTCGGCGGTGGCCCGCGTCTCGAGGTCGCGGAGCTCGTCGGGCGGGATGAGACGAAGATCTGAGGGAATGCTGACGAGCTCTTCGGGCACCGTGGCCTCCTGCTCGTAGGACCGGTAGGGCAGGATGGGCCGGAGCAAGCCCAGACGAATGGAACGGTACTACACCGGCATCACAGGGTCAATCCTTGACTGTTCCGCTCCTTTCTCATCGTGAGGCCTTTCATTCTCGAAGATCGAACGATTCCCCTCGAGCAGCCGACGGTCGACGAGAATCACCGTCGGGTAGCGCCTCGCCGCTTGCTCGTACTGCTCGACGTCGGACACGACACTACTTGTCGGGAGGTGGAGGCGGCTGCTTAGGCGGTTCAACCTTTGGCTTGTTGCATCCGCAAGGCATCTTCAGTCACCTCCTTCCTGGAGCCTACCCTGTACACGCTCTGCCAGCTCGGCCCTGAGCCGATCGACGTCCGAACTGGTCGGCGCCGCGACCGTGGGCGCCGGAGGTGGCGTCGAGGCTGCCTGGCCGCTGACACGCTGGGCCAGCTGCCGGCGGATGAACTCCAGGGCCACGCTCTCGAGGTGGTGTTCGTCCAGCCCGCCCGGTGCGACCTGCAGCCGACCGGCGGCGACCACCGACAGCGGGACACCTGCGGCCACCCGTGCCTGTAGTCGAGGGACCGGGAACCCGGGCACGTTGACGGCCAGCAGCCCAACCAGGCGCAACTGCCCACCGATCCGTCGCCAGTCACCACTGACCTGACCGGCCGAGCGCAGTTGACGAACACGGTACTCCTCGGCCTCGGGGCGGACGGCGCCTGCGACCCAGATGCCGTGGGCGTCGTTACCGACCACGACGTCCGCGACCGCAACGCCCGTGTTGTCGTAGTGCTCGGCGGCTTGACCCGAGCTGAGGTGCATCGCAGCGTGTCCGGTTCCGAGGGTGATCTGACCGACGGCCACGCGACGTCCCTCGGCGGTCAGGATCTCGCCGGTCATGAAGTATGGGTGGCTCTCCTCACGAGGTGGGGTCACGCACAGGTCGGCGAATCCGATGTGGCACTGACCCCACTGCGCCGCGTGACCATACACGCGCCCCGAGTTGTCCACCGTGATCGGCGTCGGCACCGACAGCTTAGGATCCGAGAACCACGCGGTGGACGGCCGCGGCGGTGCCTCGGTCGCCGCGGCCGTCACCTGCTCCGCGAACGGCGGGGGCTCCAGGCCCGCGTCGCGAAGATGTGCGGCGAGGTGGTGGTAGACCTGGCCTCGCCGACCGTCTGGGATCTCCATGTCGGCCAGGTGCCGGAGCGCGACGGTGACACCTGTCACGTTCGCCGCACCAACCCGGCCCTCCTCGTCGACCTCGTGGTGCGGGAGGTGGCAGTACTGACGTCCAATCGTCTCCAGCGGTTCGCCGCGGTACGACAAGAAGGCGTACATGCCGTAGGCGACCGTGGGCTGGAGCTGCGCCGGTAGCCGACTTTCCTGTGCGAGCAGGTCCCACGGCTTGTCGGACGTCGGGGCATCGTGGGCACCGATGGGGCCGTACTGCTGGTAGGTGGTTTCGGCGCTGGCCGTGACCTCGTCGTCCGCCAGCAGTCGGATCTTCGCCTCCACGAAGGCCGGGATCGCGACCACCGCCGCGCCCCGGATCCGACCCTTGTGGTACACGACCTTCTCAGGCTTCCCGAACAGGATCTGCTCGAGGCTGCTGCTGGACTCGGGTTCCTCGGCCTCCTCGGGCCAGATGTACTCCATGTCAGCGGCGTAGTCGTCAACGTCAACACTCACGCCCTTGAGGAAGCCTTCCTTGACCTTGCGGGCGATCTCGGCGGCCGCCGGGTCCTTCATGTCGAAGACGCCGCGACCCATGATGAACTCGCCCTCGCGCCAGACCTCATCAATCCGGCCGACCACGATGCCGTCGCCTGACATCCCGCCGTGCGAGGGTGGCTGGTAGGTCAGAGTCACCGGCATCTCGTCCCACACCAGCGACTCGACGTCGAACTCGCGACCGTCCCCGGTGGGCCGACCCTCCACCGTCAGTGCCGCCTCCCAGCGGCTGCCGGGCTCGGGCTCGACCGCCAGGGCAAGCTCGCGGATCTCGGAGTAGCCCCGCTGCTGCGGTCGGGTGGTCTTCTTCCTCTTGTCCGCGGGCGTCCCGGTCGACGGGTCCCCGCCAAAGGCCTCGGTCTCGCCGCCGCTCGAGTCGTCCGACTGGTCCGGCACGCAGTTGTCGCCCAGCTTGCGGTATCCCTCTGGGCAGTTGCCCTGGTCGTCCGGCTGCACGGCAGCCTGAACCTCATCGACATCGTCCATGTACTCAGCCTCCACGACGAAGAACTCGTCGTCCTCGACGCCGGCGTTCTTCACGCT